AGGGTTAACATCAATCCACCTTTTCGCTGTTATGTGCTTTTTATGCTTTACAGCCGCCGCGAAGCCCTGTAAAGCCCTCAATCACACCGCGACCGGATTCGCCGACTGCGGTGCTGGAGAAAGACAATGGCTATCAACCTAAAGAGGACAGGCGGCCTATCCGCCAATGGTGTTAAAATGTGCGTATATGCACAGGCTGGCGGTGGCAAAACCAGCTTGATCCCGACTTTGCCTAATGTGGTCGCAATCAGCGCGGAAGCCGGCTTGTTAAGCATTGCCGGTGCAGACGTGCCTTATATCGAAGTCAAAAGTTTGGCCGATCTGCACGATGCCTATGCGTGGCTTACCGGCAGTGAGGAAGCCAAAGGCTTTCAGTCAGTGGCTATCGACAGCCTTTCCGAAGTTGCCGAAGTGGTTTTGAACGCTGAACTCAAAGCCAACAAGGATGGTCGCGCGGCGTATGGCGAGTTGTCCACAAAAATGAATGAGCTAATCCGCGCCTTCCGCGATCTGCCCGGCAAGCATGTTTACATGAGCGCCAAGCTGGAAAAATCTCAGGATGAGATGGGCCGCATTCTCTACAATGCCTCCATGCCCGGTAAGTCACTGACACAGGGCTTGCCATATTTCTTCGACCTTGTGATGGCGCTGCGTGTCGAACGTGATGCCGACGGCAACGCTCACCGTGCGCTGCTTACCGACAGCGATGGGCTTTGGCAGGCTAAGGATCGGAGCGGCAGGCTGTCTCAGTGGGAAGCGCCAGACTTGGGCGCGATCATTGCAAAGATTGGGAGTGCAGCATGAGCAAGATTGATGGAGGGCCGGCTTTTCCAAATACCGGCAACGTAACTTGGGGGTTGAAACCAAGCGGCGGCATGACCTTGCGTGACTGGTTTGCCGGCATGGCGTTGATTGGCTTTGCCGCGCAGCCATCCGATGAAGATAATCCAGAAACTTGGGAAGAAGTTCTTAAGCGCATCCCCCGTGCGGTCTATGAGATCGCTGATGCCATGTTGGAGCAACGCAAATGCTAATCGCCCTCGCCATCGCACAAGCGATATTCGCCATCGGCGCTCTGCCGGTGATCAATGGCAACATTCGTGATCGGCACGTCAGTGCAGCATGGGGCAGCATATTTGCCTGTTTGCTGTTTAGCGTGACCGCCTACGTCCTTGCAATGGAAGGTATGCAATGACCGTGCCAATCTATCAGCAATGGCTAAACGCCAAGGCAGTTGAAGAAGCCGCCATTAAAACACGCCGCGATCTAGAGGATGCAATGGCGTTTGAATTGGCTTTGCCGGCCAATCTTGATGGCACCAGCAACTTTGACCGTGATGGCTATGCGGTGAAGATTGTTGGCCGCATCAATCGCAAGATCGACTCTGACAAGCTGCAAGCCTTGGCGGCAGAGCATGGGCTTGCCGATCACTTACCCAGCCTTTTCCGGTGGAAGCCGGAAATCAACGCAACGGCATGGAAAGCTGCCGCTGCAAACATAACTGCGCCCCTGCTTGACGCCATCACGTCAACGCCCGGTCGCCCGACTTTTAACATCAGCAAGAAGGAAATCTGACAATGGCTAACCTTGGAGAAAGCTTTAACGCCGACGATCTGCCCACCGGCAACAGCGGCGAATATGAATTGCTGCCCGAAGGGCTTTACAGCGCAATGATCGCCAAGGCGGAAGTTGGGCAGACCAAATCCGGCACCGGCACAAAGATTGATTTGCGCTTGGACATCACCGGGCCGACACATCAAGGCCGGGTGATCTTTGCGGCGATCAACATCCGCAACCAGTCTGCCAAGGCGGAAGAAATTGGCCGGCAACAGCTTGGCGAGATCATGCGCGCTATCGGCCTGCCTCGCGTTGAGGATAGCGACCAGCTTGTTGGTGGCCAGTTGCAGATCAAGGTGAAGATCAAGCATCCATCACCGGATGATGTGGCGCGCGGCTACAGCCAAGCCCGCAACGAAGTCGGCGGTTATCGCGCTCTGGCTGGCGGTGGGCTTCCTGCGCCGGCTGTTGCCAAGGCTGCCGCCGCACCGGCTGCGACTAGCGCAAAGCCGCCCTGGGCAAAGTAACAACAAAAAATGGGGCTGGCTCATCACCAGCCCCAAGTTGTTACGGGAGGAGACACAACATGGCAAAGCTGCCGGAAGTCATTATAGCCGATCAAAGTGCCGTTGCAAGCCTGATAGATGCTCACCACGCCAGCAAGCGTGAACGGCCACGCCCGCACCTTGGCGCAAGCCTGCTAGGCCACCATTGTGATCGGTGGCTTTGGCTATCGTTTCGCTGGGCTGTTGTCGAACAGTTTGAAGGCCGCATCCTGCGCTTGTTCCGCCGTGGCCACAATGAAGAATCCACCATCATCGCCGATCTGGAAGCCATTGGCGTCACCGTTCGCGGCCAGCAAAGGCGCGTTGATTTTGGCGCGCATGTCAGCGGCAGCATTGACGGGATTGGGCTTGGCATCCCAGAAGCGCCAAAGACAGAGCATTTGCTAGAGTTTAAAACGCACGGCAAAAAGTCATTTGACGATCTGGCGTCTAAAGGTGTGCGCCTGTCCAAGTGGCAGCACTTCGTTCAGATGCAAGTTTACATGGCCGGGCTGGATTTGACGCGGGCGCTTTATGTGGCGGTGTGCAAAGACGATGATCGGCTGCACTGCGAACGGGTGCGGTTCGACAAAGGCGTGGCCGATGCTGCCATTGCCAAAGGCCGGGCCATCGCATTGGCCGACAGGATACCCCCCCCTATCAGCGCCGATCCGACATGGTATCAATGTGGATGGTGTCCCGCAAAGGCGATGTGCCACAAGTCACAGCCGACCAAAGAAGTGAATTGCCGCACATGCGCCCATGCCACGCCGAAAGAGGATAGCACTTGGCACTGCGCCCGGTGGGACATGGCGATCCCGCCAGAAGCTCAGTATGACGGATGTAATGACCACGTTTTGCATCCTGACCTTGTGCCGTGGCAAATGGAAGGTTCAGACGATGGCTTATCAGTGACTTGGCTGATTGGGAAAAGCCGCCTGCGGAATGGTTCTGGCGGGCTGACATCGCGCCAGTTGCTTGATGAGACTGTCCAGGCGTTGGCGGGTGCGTTCAATGCTTCGTGAATATCAAAGGCGATCCCTTGACGATCTTTACGATTGGATGCGCTCAAACGATGGGCATCCCTGCCTTGTCATGCCAACCGGCGCGGGCAAGAGCCACATTGTAGCTACACTTTGCAAAGAGGGATTGCAAAACTGGCCGGAAACGCGGGTGCTGATGTTGACGCATCAGAAGGAACTTATTGAACAGAACGCGGCCAAGATGCGCGAACATTGGCCTGGCGCACCGCTGGGCATCTACAGCGCCAGCATTGGCAAACGCCAGCTTGGGGAGCCGATAACTTTTGCAGGCATCCAGTCTGTACGGACAAAAGCCGTACAATTAGGGCATGTCGATCTTGTCATTATCGACGAATGCCACCTTGTCAGCCACAAGGATGAGGGCGGTTATCGCGGCTTGCTAACCGCCTTGCTGGCCATCAATCCGGCCTTGCGTGTTATCGGGCTGACAGCCACGCCTTACCGCCTAGGCCACGGCTTGATCACTGACAAGCCGGCGCTATTTGATGGCCTGATTGATCCGGTGACGATTGAAGAACTGGTTTACAAAGGCTTCCTAACCACGCTGCGAAGCAAGGTGACGAAGGCCCGCTTTGACCTAGATGGCGTCCACAAGCGCGGCGGCGAATTTATCGAAAGTGAATTGCAGGCGGCGGTTGATACCGAAGACAACAACAGCGCCGTCGTGACTGAAATCATGGCGCTTGGTTCAGATCGTAAACATTGGCTGCTGTTTTGTACAGGAATTGAACATGCCCAGCACATCGCCGATCTGCTTAATGATCGCGGCATCGCAGCCGATTGCGTGACTGGCGCAACGCCAAAGGCGGAACGGGAGCGCATGATTGCCGACTTCAAAGCTGGGCGGATTCAGGCGCTAACCAATGCCCAAGTCTTGACCACCGGATTCGACTTTCCGGCAATTGACCTAATCGCCATGCTGCGGCCCACCATGTCGCCGGCACTCTATGTGCAGATGGCTGGGCGCGGGCTTCGCGTTGCGCCGGGCAAGGCTGATTGCCTCGTTCTAGACTTTGCCGGCGTTGTAGCTACACAC